ACCTACTCTATCCGCATCCCAATTTCCAATTCTAAAAGCTGCATCATCTGCATCTCTAAATTCTTGTCTACAATCAGGATAAACTGCATGGTCACCAGCATGAATACCTAAAGCAATATCACAAACATCTTCTGTTTTATTTGCTACAGATAGGGCTACTGCTTGAGTAATAGAAGCAAACATTTTATTTCTGTTAGGAACAACTGTTTCTTTCATATTATCTTGCTCATAATGTCCTTCAGGTACATCTTTACCACCTTCAGTTAACGCTGAATCTAATAGGTCTACTAAACCATCTAGTTTAATTTGGCGATAATTTACTTTGTGACCTTTACTTGCAAGGTACTCAATTAATTGTTGAGCTCTCTTTAGCTCTACTCTATGTTTTTGACCGTAGTCAAATGAGATACCTGTTACTGTATCATATTTCTCGATAGCTCTTAATAATAGGGTGCTGCTATCCATTCCACCACTTAAACTAACTACACAATGTGCCATAATTTATTTATTTAATATTTGCCAGGTATTTTGCGTATAGGCTAACGCTTTTACTATTCCATTATTGATGTTATCTTCTCTTGAATCTCTCTATACTTACTTAGGTACTCTCTTATTGAAGTATAATCTTTCCCTGTGTTAAGTATTTCTTCTGCTGCTTTCTTTAACGCATTACTAAAGTTGGAAGGGTAACATATAGTCTTAATATACTCTGTATTATTATCCCCTTTAATAACTCTTTCGTATAAAGTGTACCCTCCTGTTTGAGATCTGGAGACAAAGAACGGTTCTAATGCTGGATCTGTTATTACAGTATCACTAGCTGAAATTGAATCTGGTTTTCGTAACATTTATTTTATTTTAATTTAGTATTAATTCTTCTAATTCGGTTTCTCTAATTAACCCTGTTTTTGTTACAGTCTCATCTTCTTTAATAATTACTGTAAACGGTATTGATTTAATTTTGTATTCAGCAGCTAATCCAGTAGTATCACTTTCAATATCTACTTCTACGAATTCTACACTGTCTCCGAGTTTTTCCACTACTTTATCCCAACTCTTACTGTATACTTTACAAGGTCCGCACCAATTAGCGTAAAATTTAATTGCTTTAGTCATTCTATCTTTTAAATTTAGGTTTATTAAAGTTTCTTCTAATAGGCGTTTTAGTATCTTTTTTAAACACTACTAACCATTCTTTTAATTGTTGTAATCTTTGCTTTGCTGAGTTTTTTGACATATAGTTTATTTTATATTAATATACGAAAAATATAGATAGGAAACAACTTTAACCGTCACAGCTTAAACAATCTGTTGATGTTCTACTACCGATATCTCCATTAATCACTGAGTCTGTTCTAAGATAATATAATGTTTTAACTCCAAGTCTCCATGCAGTTTGATGTACTTCGTTAATAAACTTAGGACTGTCTGTTGGATCGAATGCTAAATTTAGAGACTGTGTTTGATCAATATACTTCTGTCTTGCTGCTGCTTGCTCTACTAATTTTAACTGATTGATTTCTGCGAAGGTTAAGAAAATAGGTTTATCTTCTGCTGGCATTATTTCTTCCGGTAGATTAGCAATACTTCCTCTATCAAGCATTATCTGATCCCACACTTCTTCTGTGTTATGACCTTTTTCATTTAAGTAAGTCTCTAATGCTGGATTCTTTCTAATGAAGGTTCCTTTTGCAGAGTTAAAGGTGTATGAATTAGCAGGTACAGGTTCGATTCCTGCAGATACTCCTCCTGAAATTGTTGAGTTTGAGACAGTAGGTGCTATTGCAAGTAAGTGGCTATTTCTCATACCAGTTCCTTTACACCAAACCGGTTCTCCGTATTCATCTGCTAATTTTCTTGAAGCATTTTCTGCTTTCTGTTTGATATCGGAAAATATTTGATGAGTATAGGATGTAGCTGCTATTGAATCAAAAGGTAATCTTTCGTTTTGTAAAAAAGTATGCCACCCTAATACTCCTAATCCTAGTGCTCTTCCTTTTTTAGCAGATCTATGAGCTCTAATTAATGAATCTCTACCGGAAGTTTTAGCTAAAAACTCTTCTAATACTCCATCTAAGAAGTAAATAGCAGTTTCTACTAAATCACTATTCTTCCATTCGTGATATTTAGTTAAGTTTAAAGAAGATAGGCAACAAATAAAACTATGCTCTTCATCAGTGTGTAATGTAATCTCTGAACATATATTAGTCATTGAAACATCTAAGTTATTTCTCTTATATGCTGGTGGGTTAGCATTATTAACAGTATCTTTGAACATTATATAAGGTTCTCCTGTTTCCATTCGAGACTTCAATATAGTTACCCACGTACCCATAGCATCAGTGTCTCTATGCTCTAATTTTTGCATAAATACATCATCCACTACAACGCATTGGTGAAGGTTTAGACACTGTCTATTAGGGTCTCCTTTTGGTCTCCTAATTTGTAGGAATTCTTCAATATCTGGATGATTTATATCTAAATTAACAGAAGCTGCTCCTCTTCTTACTGCTCCTTGGTTGGTTGCAATAATAGTTGAATCATAAATCTTAGCCCATGGCACTACTCCTTCTGATTGACCTAAGCTTTCCTTGCCTATTTTTTCTCCTCTCCCTCTGACCTTTGATAATCCGATTCCTACTCCTCCTCCTAATGATGTTAGTCTCATTAATTCAGCATTTGTAAGTCCTATTCCTCTTATAGAGTCTGGTGTATCTATTCCAAAACAAGAGATAGGTAATCCTTTATCTGTCCCTGTATTAGAAAGTACTGGGGATGCAAGATTTAACCATCCTTTCCACATGTACCTAAAAAACTTATTCTCTAAATCAGGTCTATCTAATCTCTTAGCTATTGTAGAAGCAACACGCCTATAAGCTTTTTTAGGTGTTTCATCAGGTAAAAGGTAACCTTTTGATATAGTTGCTATTGAAATTTCATTCATCCATTCCGGATAGTCCTTACCTGACTCCCACGCCGAGGTATCTACTGTTATGCTCATATGTGTTCTTTATTTTATTTATTAAAATGCTGTTGACCAGTCCATTGTTCCTTTACTATAGTTTGTTACTCTATTTGCAAAGAAATCTGTTTGTTGCTTTCCAGCGATAACTGCATCAAACCATTTCATAGTTTTTAATGCTCCTTTATCAATATCTTCTGATGGAATAAGAGGTGCAAGACCTAAATCTCCCATTTTTGTATTAACTCTATGTCTAATAAAGTTCTTTAAATCGTCTTTAGATAGATTTTCTAAATCTCCTTGCTCAAAAACTTTATCTATAAAACCAAATTCTAAAGTAATAGCTGCTGTTGCTGCTTCTCTAATGTCTGCTTCTAGTTTATCTGTCTTTAGTTCTGGATGTTCTTTCATAAGAGTTCTAAATAACCAACATCCTGCATTACTATGTAAAGATTCATCTCTTACCGACCACTCTACTATTTGCCCAACTCCTTTTAGAAGGTTTCTCATTTTAAATGATAATAAAACTGCGAAAGAACTAAAAAGATTTACTCCTTCAGTGAATGCTGAGAAAATAGCTAAAGATACCGCTCTAGAATGCCAATCAGGAGTACCATCGTGTGAGTCTCTAACTTGCATTAAGTTATCAATTTTAGCTAACGTAGCTTCATCCTCTAAGAATTCAGCAAAATCATCTAATCCTAATTCTTCATTTAGTAAAGAGTATGCTTCAGCATGAATGGTTTCAAATGCACCAAAGGTAACTCCCATCATAATAACTTCTGGTTTCCGGAACCAACTGGTAACTAAATTAGTCCAGTAATCGTTTACTACGGTTTCGGTTTGAGCAAAACCTTTTAGTATTCCACCTATTAAATTCTTTTCGTGTGGCTTTAGGTTAGACTTCCAATCTGTTACGTCTTGTGCCATTGGTACTTCCGTATGTAACCAGTGTGCTTGTTGTTGCTTTAACCAATAATCAAATGCTTGTGGGTATTCAAATGGCTTATAAACCACTCTTTCATCTTTTAAACTCATATATCTTTATATATTAATAATTAATTTAGACAGGATATCCCCAAGAGCGTAAATTGCTTTCTCTTGAGGATACCATAATAAATATGGCGTTATGCAGTATCTAGACGTTCAACACTAAAAAACTTTTTTGCTAACTCTTTATGAGTGGAGGTAACTCCGTTTTCATTAGGTATTAAATCATCCATATCTGCTTGACCTTCAAATTCTATATGGCCATTATTAGTGTCCATTTTTAAATTATAAGTCATACCATCCATTCCGTATCTATTCTTCATAATATGCCATCTTCCTGTTCCTAGTACTTTATCTTCTTTCATTCTAGATAAAGAAAAACACATATCTGCTACCATCATCTTATCATAGGACCCTGCTGCTTTATCTCCTTCAATAACTGAATCTTTAGCTCCCATTCTGTTTACTTGAGATGGTGTTATTACTGGTATTTTAAACTCTTTTGCTAATCCTTTAGTAGCAATAAATACATCATCAATTTCATCTTTACGTTCAGAGAATTTTCCTTTTGAAGGCGCTCTTAAATAATCTACGTAATCTATAACTATAAGGTCTGGTTTATGATCCATATCTATACATTTCTGTATATGTGACTTTACCGTATTTACTGTAGCCCCTTTAGGTGCATACTCCTTAATAATTAATTTACCTTTAAGATTATCTACATGTGCTTGTACTTCTTTTCTATGGTTGTTCACTTCATCAATAGAGTACCCTGTTAGGTAGCAATCAAATCTCTTACCTACATAATCTTCTCCGAGTTCTAGTGTATAGTAGTTAACTTTATATCCTAACTTCACTGCATGTGCTGCCATTGCTACACAAGTCCAACTCTTACCACCTCCAGGGTTACCAAACACAATTGCTAAATCACCTGGGCCAAATCCTCCTTGAATTCCTTCGTTTAGTACCGGCCAAGGTGTTGGTATAGTGGGTCTATAGTCTGTTCTATATCTTGATTCAACATCCTTATTAAACTCATGACCTATATTCTTATCCATTCCAGCCTTCATAGCTGATTCTACCATGTTTCTAATACCGTCAAAATCTCCTTCTTTTAATAAGTCAGCTGAACTGAGGATAGCTTGTTTCATTTCCTGATTCTTACAAAATCCTAAGAACTCTTCTTGAACATATTCTAAATCATCTTGAGAAGCTTGATAGGAGTTTCGTAATTCCTCTTTTAAAGCAACTTGAAGTATTTCGTTTTCTATTTTTTGCAACTCTACTTTTAATACGTCCATAGTAATAGTTGTATGGTACTTATCGAAATATGTAGTTATTTGAGTTATAATCCACTTATGTGAATCTGCATCAAAGTACTCCTCTTTTAAAACATCTCGTACATTTAGTAAGAACGATTTATCTGTTAGTAGTGATCCTAGTACTTTTAATTGAAAACCTTTACCGTATTGCTGTAAGCTCTTTAGTGTCATATTGTAACCTTTATTTATTTAAATATAATGAAAATCAATGTGAAAAGCAACTAAAAGGTGCTTTATCTCCACATTTTATTTACTTTTTTTGTAGGTAGTTAAACCTCTAAAATTCTCTAGCCATCCTTCGGTATTTTTAGTAATACCTTCTATGCCATCTAGCTCTAACATCCGTAAAAATGCACCTGTTTGTAAATCATTCACTGGTGATTTAATTACGTCTCTTACGTACTGCTTTTCAGTATCATCTAAACTTGTAATATGAAGGTCCATTAGTTGAAAGTTTGTCTCTACTCTATCCCATTCCATAATAATCTTAGGGAAGATTTTCTTTACTTTCTTTTCATCTAATTTTGCTTCACATATATCGTAAACGTACTGTAAAGTAGTCCCGGGCTTATCTATTAAGTCCGGAAATTCAGATAATATAGTTTTTATACCTAGTCCTTTTACTCCTGCTAAATTATCAGAATTATCTCCCAGTAACGCTTTAACTACATTGTAATTCTCTGGTATTACTTGTAGTTCTGCATTTATATTATCTTCTGTAAAGGTTTTCTTTTTAACCGGTGCATATACTTCTACTGTATCGTCTACTAGCTGTAAAAAGTCTTTGTCTGAGGATATTATAGTGCATTTTTTAACATTAGAGTGAGAAGCTAGTTTGGCTATATACGCTATTATATCATCTGCTTCTAATTTCTCTAACATCATAGATTGCATAGGTAAACACTCTAAATAGTCCTGTACCCGGTTCAATTGACCTATTAGAGCTTCCATTTCTTGCTCTTTAGTGTCGTAAAGTCCCCAGTGAGTAATCCTACTTGTAGCTCTTTGAGCTTTATAGTTTGGATCTACATTTTTTCTATTAGCAGACCCTCCTTTACCGTCCCATACTATTACCACCCTAGTTGGATCAAAAATCCTTGTTACGTACCCTAATGAGCGAAGGAAGCCCACCATGCCGCCAACATGGGCGCCAGATGGGTTCATCGCTTTGAGTAGAGAGAAACTACGAATTAACATATTCATAGCATCTACGACCAAGATATGATCGTTCAACTCACGGGGTGGGGTTTCTTTTAAGTTATTCAGTATGTTTTCGTATGCCATTAGTCTAGTAGATTTGGAGATATTGGTGTTTCTTCTAAATCTCCTTCTTCGATTAGATCGAAGTCTACTGAACCTACTAGTTTTAGCCAGTGTTCTTTATGAGCATCTCTATACTTATCAATAGCTTTTTTATCGTCTTCGATAAATCCGTGAGACGTCATAACAACTCTACCTCTTGACTGTACTCCTCCAATATGGTTCTTTTCAATCTGTATATTCGTTCTTTTAGCAAACTCTACTTGAAGACCGTTCTTTACAGCTTTAATTTTAGAAGTACCTGGATTAGTAATGTTACCAAAAGTTACTACTAATGTAGCATCGTACCACATAGACATTCCTCCTTTATTCTGCAACTTAGGTTGACCCATAGGATGCTCTGGTTTCATAGTCCATACTTTATTAATAGCTACTAACGTATTTGTATAAGGTGAGTTCTCTTTTCTAGATAAAAGAATCTTTTGATTCAAGTTATTTCCAAATTGAGTAGACATAGCTCCTGCATTCCATTCATTATTATTCTTATTAGAACGTACTGATAAATCACAAGGTATAGATCCAATAGAGTCCCAAAAGAAACACATATCATAAGGTAAGTTACCTTTAGCTTGTTCGTCCATTAGGTCAGCCATATAGACTGCTACTTCTTCAATAGTATTTAATGAACCTCTATCAGCATAAAGGAAATGTCCTTCATAATCTACAACGTTTCCGTTTTCATCTTTTACTTCGTTAAACTTTAAGCCCATCTCTTTGGCATGTTCCCATGACCATTTCATTTCTGAGATTACAAAGACAGGTAGTATTCCCATCTTTTGAGCGTTTACAGCTGCTTCTAATAAAGCTGTTGTTTTACCGGTATCACTATGCCCTCTAAGCAGTGTAATATGCCCTGTTGGTATTCCAGGTAAGGAAGTGATATCCACAAAGGCTTTAGAAAGAGGTATCCATCCTTGCTCTTTAAACTTGACAGATGAGGAGGAATACCCTTTCTTCTTCTTAAAGTTTCCTAAGTTAAACGATTTCTGTACAGACGCTGCTGCTCGTGCTTTTACTTCTTCTTTCTTTTTTGCCATATCTATTCGTTGAATAAGTCATCAAATTTATTAACTGTATCTTTGTTGCCAGCCGTAGCTGTTTCCAAAGTAAAGTCTGTTTTTTGTTGACCTAAGCTTTCTGGCAGTGAATTATCATTTCCTCCAGGAGTAGCAGTAGCATTTTCATCTGCTGATCCAGGATTTAAGTAGTTCTGTAATTGTTTCTTAATATAATCGTAATCATATTGAGTATGAACGTCTACAGGATTAGGTTGTGTTTTTAACCATGAATCTACTAAAGTATTATTATCTGATAATGGTGTTTGTTTAGGTTTAATTCGTACAGTAGTTGTTGGGTACGGGTTACCTTGTTGCTGTTCTACAACTAAATCCCATCCATTAATTACATCTGTGAAGTCTCCTACATCCTCGTCTTCAGCTAAAGCTAAAAGAGCTTTGTAGATAGTCACTCCGAATCCCCATAGCCTAACTCCTTTGTCTTCTTCTCCTCTTACTACAACAGGAGCAAATACTCTAGTTTTAGGGTTAATCTTACCTGATAAAGACCAATTGTCTTTGTCATTAGTTTTTCTTAATTCCTTAACAAATTCCTCAATAGGATCCTGTTTACCAAAGTTAGATAAAGCCACCATCGGGAATTTTCCAATTCCATAATGAAACTTTAACTCTTTAAAAGGAAAAGCAGGGTCAAAAGCAGATGGTACAATACGTACAGTCTGTTTCCCTAGTTCCGGTTTCCAAAAAATCTTAGAATAGTCAGTTTTCTCTCCTACCTGACCGTTGTTGTTTAAGGCATCTAGCTTAGCCTTGATCGCATTTAAATCCATATAACTTATTTTTATTTATTTGTAACTTATTATCAATATACGAAAAATATATTAACTCTCCAACTCTATTATGTTAAAAAGTTTGGTATTTATTCTTCTTAGTTCTGGGCCTTTAGTTAGAAGTACACAATTTCTAAAGTCCGACCAGTTAACTCTATACGAAGTATCTAATTTGCCGTCATTAAGTTCTCTTATTAATGTATTTAAAGCATTTATAGTGTATAGGGTGTTAGTTTCTTTTTTTCTATGTACCAGTATAGTGTTATCTAAAAAGTTTGATACATTTCCAAAATCTACGTTGTAGGTGCATATGTATTCATTTTGACTTTTAGAATAAAGTACAAATATTTTATTGTATACTATTTTATATTTCTCCTGTATGGAAGTAAGCACATCATCTAGAGTTTCTTCTGTAGAAAATGTACAAAACAGTTTATTGCTCATATCATCATTATAATAGGTTGCGTCGAGATCGTAATCGAACGTGGGTGCTGTAACTAATTGCATTTTATATAAATATTAAACTGTTTTATAAACCTAAATCTTTACTATATTTAAATTTAACTGGGTATTTGTTATCTTTTTCTAGTATTTTCTTAATACCTTCTAATGTCTCTTTACCGTCTTGTTTACTAAAGTCAAAAAGTAAAGCATCATATGTATAAAGTACCAATTTAGTCTTTTTATCAACTAGGTACCTTAATATATCCTTTAATATAAGAATATTATTTGAGGTCTCCAACGATTGCATCATATAATTCATTAACTTTGCTGGATGCATCTCTTTTAGGTTAGCTGTAAATGGTTTTCCTGATTGAGGATTGCACACTATTCCTGTTTCTTTATAAACTGACCACATATTATCTATAAATTCCTGTATCAGTACAAAAATTTCTAAATCTTTATGCTCTTCCGGTATTTTTCCATATATTGCTTGGAAGTTAATCTGTTTAGCTTCTTTATACTGGTCGTCAGTTATATTTTCTGTGCCAAAGTAGTGCTTTGCTAGTTGCTTATGGGCGGATTCGTCAGTAAGCTTGTACCCAATCTGATCGCAAAGTAACCTAAGGTGGTAACCATCGAAATCGAACTCAACAAAATAGTCTTGGGTTGGAACGAAACATTTGCGGTGTTGTTCACTCTTAGGAATAGCAGCGAAATTAACAGAATTAAAAGCATTAGTAGGTCTAGAAGTAGCATTGTATAGGTTATAATAGGTTAGTACTTTGTTATTACTTATATTATATTGAGGTTCTCGTGGATTAAAATTTTCTACAAAAGGATCGTGCTGTATGCCTATACCGTTTTGTTCTATAAGGTAGAATACTGATATTGCTGTGTGGTTATAAAATTCAAAACCATCTGGTATATTATAATCTAAGACATGTTGAACTTTGTTAAATACTTTTTCACAGCTTTCATACAATTTAGATATAGGTATTATCTGATTTATATTGATATTGAGTCTATGTTTGTTATAAAAGTAGTTTAACGTATTAGTTTCTCTTTCATATTCTAATCTTTGGTATTTAACCATTGAATAAAGTAGCGCTATATCAATTACTCCAGGTATATTAATATGGTAGAGCAACTTTTTCTTATCTAAGGTATATACTTTATTGGCTTTATTTAAAATAGCTATAACACGTTTTATATCTACATTTAAACCTTCATCATGTTTTATAGGAATTATATAGCCATGTGTACTTTGTAGTAACCTTATATAAATTGCTACAGTAGAGGTTAACTTAGGATGGAAGTTATCGTTAGAGCTAATTATATCAACATAACAACCTAACCTAACTAACTTTTCTAATGATTGAAGCTTTGCTTCTTCTTCTACTATATAAAACATTAATATAACCTTTTATATAATATATGAAAAATACTTTAAGCTACAAACTAATAGTAGTTGTTATTTGAAATATTATTGTTTGGATTATAATTTGCTTCTCCAACATTATCACTGGATGTGTCAAATTCTTGATTATTCCCTCCGGCGCTATACCCTCCTCCACCGTAAGAGGTGTTACTACTATTTGTATTTTCAGATATGGATACGTACGGTACTAACTGTCTATGTGGTTGGTTTGAATGTACTGCACCTTCCATAGCTCCTTTTGTTGGATGTACATGATAAAATCCTTTATATTCTTGATTAGAACCTTTAATTTTAAACCTACCTCCAGATGTATATAAGTTATTTTTGGTCTTTGTAGGTACGGGCTTATTGGGTTTAAACCTAGGCTTTGTTTTCCGGATAGGATGCTGTTGTACTGTCGGTGCTTGTTTTTTGATTATTCTTACTTGTTCTTTTGGAGGAAGTTCTTCAAACTTGTACCCCTCTACATCTGATTCTATATCTGCAAATTTACCGTAATCAGTTATATACTCATCTACATTTGGAACCTGTAAGGAAAGTTTAAGTATACTTTCTCTATTTCTCGATGCTGCTCCTTTAAAATTATACCCTTGATTAAAGATGTCTTTAACAGGTTTCTCAAGTACCCAATTTACTTCACCGTTTTTTATGTAAAGTAGATCTTTTGCTATATCGTAATTCTTCTTTAGAACCTCAGTTACATTGCCATTTCTGGTATCATGTATAAAGTACCTTTTGAAGTACCCTGTTTTATAATTTTGAGGTGTAGGAAAAGTACTTTCTGCAGTAAACGTGCTTCCTTCTCCTATAAACTCTTCGTCGTGTTCATGATCGGGAACTTTTTCAATTTCTTCGGCGGAGTCTGTAGGACCTGTTCCAGCAAAGGTTTTTCCTTGTGGTGTTTCATAATAAGGTCCCTCATAAGGTGCTCCTGTAGCGGACACTGTAAATTGCCCTAGTAGAGCAAATAATCCTTTTAGTACTTTAAATGCTGGTAACCACATATTCTAAATTTTACTGTATCCAGAAGCAAACGTTGATGTTGCACCCGACCATGCTTCAGTGGCTGGGTTGCTATCAGCAGAAGCAATAGAGTTACTTTGACCATCTGCTGTGTAAGTTTTAATTTTACCTGCTTGTGCTAATCGTTTTGATTCAGCTAATTCTTCTTTTCCTTCACTTCCTCTACCCCAAGAGAAGTGGAAATGTACACCAGTTGCTTTTACTGTCATTCTTTTGTATTCATCTTTAAACCTAATTGAACTTGAAGAAGAACCTGCTGCAAATCCCTGTACTATGGCTAATACTTTCTTATAATTACTAACCGAATACGGTACTATTGTAAAATCTAAAGCTCTTCCGCTTTTATGCCTACTGGTGTATTCTGTAATATTTTGGTGGAATCTATCATTTCCTGAGGTGAATCTTAATTTAATTCCAGGTGCTTCTGATTTAACTGTGTTAACCAAAGCAGTTCCTATTTTTAAAGTATCAGAAGTTATATCTCCTCCGTTAGATAATTCATTTCCTTTTTCTTGGAAACCAGCTGATTTAATTACTGTTCTTAATTTATCCGCATTTGGAGTTTCACCGTCAAAAGTAGATACGTACGGGTCATTATATCCAGCTGGTTCTGGTTGTTCAGTTAAATCTACTAAAGTGGAAATGTCTGGGATTATACCTTTTACTGGTAACATAAACATATTGGTTTTTAAGTCTACGTACCACTTATTGTCTGATCCTATTTTATGTGAAACTCCAGTAATAACAAACCCTACTCTTCCTCTATATCTCTGTGGAAGTATTTCTTCAGTTATAGTAAATGCTTCTCCTATTTTTAATCCAGCGATGCCTTGCATTGTTAGATTCATTTCAATAGGGAGTAATATGTTGGTAGATTCAGGTTTTGTTCCTAGTCTGCTTTTAAGTTTAGACATCTCTAAACAGAACTGCATTGCTTCCCTATGTGAAGTGTATATAGATGCAAAGTTACTGTTATCATTAGTCTTTACTGTTGCGTAACTGTAATATACTTTTGCTATAGCTATCTTATTCTGTTGTCGTGTTTCTGCATTCCTTAAACTATCTTTAGGAAATTCTTTTTTATCTTTTTTTTCTTCAGATTCTTTTGCGTTGTTCCACCTATCGACTGCGCCGTTATTGAACTGCACTAAGTTATCCTGTCCTTTTAATTTAGACCCTCCTGCTTGAGCAGCGATAGCTAGCATTGATGCCATATTACCTGAGATTTTGCTTGATAAGCTATAAGATGTCACCATTGATCCTAATCCCATAATGTCTATTAGTGGTAATTTTTCCTGGTAGCCAATTGGGTTGTATAAATTCCTATCTACTACCAGCCACTCATCTTTTGCTTTGTCTAAATGCAAATCTAAACTATTCACTCCTCCTAAATTAGTATTAACATCTCTCAGTACAGTCTTAACTAACTGGAATATGGATGTCTCTGTATCGCTATCTTTGACTTTTTTTACTGATGCTCTTTGTATACTTTGTAGATATGCTAGGTTTATTAATATGTTTAAAGGTGCTTTAGCTTTAAGGTCTTTTGAATCATATAGTTCTTTAGGTATCTTAGCGTTAGCTTTATAACCTTTTCCTGTAAAAGACTTAACATCAGGCATCTGGCCACCTTTAAACTTTGTATTACCTGATTTATAAGGTATTCCACATATGTAAGGATCTGCAGACACATGACCAGGGAATGTTATATACTCTTGTTCGTCTACATCTAACTTAAATCTTGTTTTATCTGCTCCTGATTCCTCTTTTGCTAATACTTGAGTATTCAATATATAGAGTAAATCTCTTATAGTAATAAAGTACTGGTAGTCTGTGCTGGTATCTTCACTGCTTTCTGCTGATTGGGATAAACCAGACTTATATACTTTTATATTATTATCTTTAGGGTATAGTTTTTTTAAGTACTCGTCTAATTTAGAAGTGTTAGTAAGAGCTTTAAATATCTCTAACAAAAGATCATTATCATCTTTTTTTGCTTTTCCTGAGGTATTATTTGATGAACCTTCTGCATATTTCCTATGTCCGTTAGTTTTATCATACCCTGTGTAATATGTTGATTTAACAGATTCTATAACTTCACCTTTACTCATAAGTTTAACAGAGCAATCATAGCTTCCATCTGTTCCGTAATCCCAGCTAAAATTAATAACTTTGCCGATCATTGCATCGTAGTTATTTCCAGAATCTTTCTTTTTCTTTTTTATATCTGTTGTTAATTCCGGTATTGATTTTGTAGCTTTCAAAAAATCTTTAGTGAGTGATCCAACTCCGGTTTCCATTACACCCATGTAACTGAGGTATACACTATTCCCCCATTCAAGCAACATTGTGAACCCAGGTTTAAAGTACAACTTTTCTATTACGTCTAATTGTTCAATAGACCATGCTTTTATCTTTACTTCTGCTTCTCTAAGTGTTCCGTATTGACTTTTGGAAGTTATTGAAAGGTCAGTAATACCCATCATAGGTACATACCCACCTATTTCACTAAAATCGTAAGAACTTCTTGTAGGTATTTCTGTAGTTCTGCTTATATCTAAACCGGTTCTTCTATATTCCTGTAATTTTCCATTACTCACCTTATTATAAACTGTTCCTCCGGATAGAATATTCTGTGATGCTAATATACTGCTTTTATTATCTTCAAGGTCGTAAAATGCTTTTAACTCGTCTTTGTAGGATGGGCTTCTTTGTGCTGCAATTACGCTTTTTATGTAATCTTCTTCAGATTCACCTAAACTATTTACTCCAGAAACCATTCGTACATAAGAACTATTATTATTAATAAAAGTTGTCCTTAGTGCATCTTGATTTTTGTTCTCATCAGTAAGTAACATTTTACGGTACTTGAGCTGGTATGATACGTTTTCATCTAATGGTACGCCGAATGTTTTTGCCATTACCTGTTATTATTAAGTTCTCTGTACTCGTCTTTAATAGCCTGTATATCGGAAGGGATTCTTAACTGTTTACCGGGTTCCACTACTAGTGAATCTCTTTTACTGTTATTAATAGATGCTATTACCCACCATAGCTGTGGATCTTTATAGTACTCCAATGCTAATGTATCGTACCTATCTCCTGCTGTAGATATCACGTATATATCATTAAATGATGGTTTAATATCTGGGAATATTACGTTCCTTCTATACCTAATACCACTTTTAGATTGCTTTAATAATATGTCTTTATACCTGTTCATCTTCTTTATTTGCTGTTACTACGACTTCATCTAGTTCTGTCGTCGGTTTTGAAAGTCTATTCTTTCTACCTATAAATTTATTACCAAATTGTGGCGCTATCGTATGTATAGGTGTGAATGTTATACTAACGTCTAATACAGTTGGTACTTCTGGTATTTTCACTTTTTTCTCTGTAGTCTCCTCTTCTGTGCTGTACACCGAAGTGTGCCAATTGTAATCTGTACTCCAATCAAAGGATACTTGTTCTATAATACCTGGTTCCTGTATTAAATATTCTCCTACTGTTACTGCTGCAAAGTTACCTCTCATAAAATTATTTGCTGTGTATGTAGGTGCTGTTGCGCCTGCCAATAGGTTTAGTTTTGCATATAAAGGTCTTAGTTCGTCTGCTGAACTAGCTGCTACCTTAAACCCAAAGGTAATCCCTCTATTGAAGCCTTCGTAGTTGCGAAAGTCTTCTGCTCTCCCTAAGTACTTAAAAGATCCCCAGGTGCCTGTGTAAGCGTCATTAAAGCTAGTTAAATATGCTCTGAAAGGTAGAATCGTTACATCCGGTAGAGCGTCACGGGAAGTTTGTGGTGTGATTATCTTAAAATTAAATTCAATTAAATCTTTAAAAGCTTCTTTTGTTTTTTCCTCAATTGCACCTGTATCTAATGCATCTACTATTCCTATAGAGCCTCTCTTTGGAAATTTAGCAGTTATTCTATCTGTTGGTTTTAATTTATAAGTTTCTCCATAATTCTCTACACTGTGTTTATTTTTTGGAGATTCTATTTCTGTTTCACTTTTTAGCTTTTCAAATCCCTGATCTACACGTGTATATAGTCCTTCTGCTCTTGTATTCTGTTCTAATTCAATTGCTTTAAATCCTACAGGTTCATTTCCTACCCCTGAAGCGTAGTATTCCGCATCTAAATCTTCAGGTTTAGTTGGTTCTGTGTTCTGTAAAGCGTCTTTTATTCTTTGTTTTCTTGTCTTTTTAGCATCCTCTAATGTTGTATTACCTGCATCTGTGATAGAAATATTAGCTGTAGCTGTGCCGAAGTCATCAAATTTGGTAAGAAGAGGTCCTCGTTCTGTCTGTCTCTCGTCTCCTTCAATCTTAGTATTGATTAATTCTCCGTTTAGCGAAGCTCTATGTCCCTGTACCTTAGGTAAGTATCCTCTTTTGCCCATAAACCCTTCAACAAAGTGGGTTCCTGTACCGTTAACTGGTACTTGAGCAACCATTGATGCAATTGCTTTTGCTGATGACCATCCTCCTGTTAGTACTTTACCTATAAAAGATCTTCCCTTAGAGTTTGACTGTATGCTCTTTTCAACTACACTTAATGCTGTTTGATTTGCTATGTGTTTTAAACCAGGTCCAGTGGTTAGTAGTGTTGTGATTCTCTTTAAATCATCGGTTCTACGAGTTACTTCCATAGCAAGACTATTAGGACTAGGTGCGTCATTTATATCCTTTGTTACTAAAGGAGGTTCTACACCAAAGTCACCATACTTAAGATCTCTTAAGTTAGTTTGTAGGTCTATTAACGGCATACGTTATTGTGATTTACTAGGTTAAATCTTGTGCTCTTTGATCAATTCCTACTTCCGGAAGATTATCTAGATAATTATTAGCAGGTTTTTTACCTTTCAAACTTAATGCAGTTTGTGCTGCCAAAATATCTGGATCGTCTGTAATAGAGGATTTATAATGTAAAGTAGATGTTGTTTTAGCAGCATCTCTTTGAGCAGGAGTCTGTCCTTTTAATCCGTGTACTGAATCTTTTAAATTTTTTAATATTGACATTATTATAGTGTTTAGTGTTATTATAAATAGTTTATTATGTACTTAGTCTAGAACTTAATACTAAAGCTTCTCCAACTTTACTTCCATCAAGGTAAACATTACCTCCAGATTTAACTAAACTAATTAATTCTTCTAAGAGTTTTTCTACATTTCCACCTAGTTTTGTTCCACCAGCCATGGTTATTGTATCTTTAGGATTAGATTTAATTGTGAAATCATCTACCTCCATAGTATCTGCTGAACGTGATCTAGATTGTGATATATCTCTAGCTGCTAATCCTGCATCTATCGCAACTGATGCTGCTGTACCGAACCCTGGTATAATACTAGCTGCTCCAGAAGCTAATTCTAGTGCTGCTCCAGCGTAATCTCCTTTTGCTGCTCTGCTTAAAGCGAATCCTACTCCTGCTAATGCTCCAATGATAGGTATTTTCTTAAGTAATGATTTACCGACTGCTTTTGCTCCTATTTTCATGCCTGTTTTGGCTACAGAAGCAGATCCAGCTTTTACTGCTGATTTCGCTGCTGCTCCATAAACCATTTTACCGCTTGCTTTCATAACAGCGCCACCTCCTTTTGCTCCTGCAGCGGCGACTTTACCGCCTCCTTTAAGTACAGACATCATTTTTCTTGCTCCTGATGTTAAGCTTTTAAAGCTTTTTGCCAGGTTTCTAAATTTGCCAAACATAGATAAACCTCCGAGTGCTGTTAATGCAATAACAATCTCTTGAGCGTGTTCTGATATAAAGGTAAAGAATTTCCCGATTGGATCTAGTGCTGTTGCAAATTTAGTCATACTATCAGTCATTTTTTGCTGTGCTAAGGCTTGTTTCTCTTGTAAAGATAAATTTTCTTGCTGCCTTATTAATTCAGTACCACCTTTAACTGCTTCTATTTTAGCTAACGCTTTTGCTCTCTCAGTTTCATCTTTTATAGCGAGTGCTGTAGCAATTTTAGCTTTTAATTGAGTAGTCATATCTTTACCTTTGTCTACTCCTAAATCTTTTAATGCTTTCTCTTTTACTATAGAATCTGCTAATTCTTCTCTAGACATACCCATAGCTTTTGCTAAAGCTTGTTGCTGGTATACGTTCATTTCAGAGAAGTCTCCTGCTTCTTTTGTAATCCTAGCTATTTCTGCTGCTACATCTGCTTGATTACCGTTCATAGCAGCTAGTCTTAGTTTATCTAACCTTAAGTCTTTACCCAGAAGCAATTCTGCTTCCATTTCATTAGAAATAGAAGATTCAAAATCTAAATTATTTTCACTAATTTTACTTACTTGAGCTAATGTTAATCCTAACTTCCTTGCATTAAATGCTGCTTTTGCCATTCCACCTGGGAATTTACCGATGGTTAATGCTGTAGCACTTCCTGCTTCGGAAATATCCTTCATTACCTGTTGGTACTTTATTCCGGTTTTGTT